CATCCATTAACACCCGAAGATACTAGACCGTTTCTGCCCCACACATCCCCTGTAGTGTTTGTTCCAGCAGTACTAATACTTCCGTTAGCTTGCACAGCCAACGTTGCTGTAGGTGGATGCTGTATAGTCACCGTTTCTAGAGGCATGTTTGCATTAACCCAGCCGGCACTCTGTGGTGGATAAAACGGTGGCGTTGTATTAGGGTATATGTTACTACCAGACCAATTAGTCTGAACAGTGTGAGCCCATAAGTATTCACCACCATTGTTTATGGTGACATCTTTAACTCTACCGAACGTTCCTCCACCCATAGATGCTGCATTCGTATCGTCAATGCCAACAAAAGATATAGCAGATGCCCCTACGTTATTAGGTGATATAGTAATAGTAGGATTAGGAGCAGTGCCTCTACTATATCCGCCACCGTCTTCATCAAATGACAATACTATAGTATAGTACCAATCATATTCTTCTGGTGAGCCTTGAGCTGACCAATATATCGGTGAGGTGTTGGGGGCATATGTATATGGTATAGGATCATAGTTGGGTAACAGTGGATCAGGTTGATAGTTAGGGTTTGCTGGATTCGCAGCCGGTGTAGGCGGGACATATGCTTTTTGAATAGCATATCTATATGGTTGCGTAAGGCTTAATTTTGCTTTTTCCCATGTGACTGCTAAAAACAATTGATTGTATATATTAGTCAGCTTAGTTGTAGTCAATGTTTGGATCGCAGATTGAATACTAGACCAAGGGTAAGGCAATCCTGACATTGAACCGAACAAGTCAGACATAGTATATGTACCTTTAGGTCCGCTACCGAGGGCTGTCAGAGCTAAGCCTGCAGTATTAAGTACTTCATTAGTAGGGACTCCCGATCCGTTAACTTGATTCAGTCCTTTGATTGTCTCTAAGTTAGGTACAATTTGTGCAAACTGTTCTATATTTGTCTTGTTTATATTACGAATCTGTTGCATTGTCGCACTAAATGCGCCGGCTGCAATTGCAACATCGGGTGGTAAAATATTTTGTAGGTAGGATCCAAAACCTTCGGCCGCTACCTGAATGTTTAATCCTGAACCCGATGTTGTTCCTGTATTTTCTGCCATGTATTAACCTTGTCCTGGATTTTGAGTAACTGTTCTTGTATAATAATCAAGTAGTCCTGCCGTATTTGGATCTTCAAATCCAGCAGTTGTATAGACACCGATGTTGTTTTCTTCCATGTAACCACGAATCACTGCACGTTGTTCTGCGGCAGGTAAGTTAGTGAATGTAGCATATTCTGATGATACCCATGTACCGGTCCTATCCTGCCACTGCCAGTCTGGTCTAGGTGGTTCACCACGATCATATGGTACTTGGGGTCCTGAACCAGGACCTGGTCCTACAACTACTTGACCTGCACCTGCATAAACTCCGCCACTCAGAATAAATTCAGAGCCTGAATCTTGACCAGGACCTGTGACAAATTGAGGATTAGGACTTGATAACTGTTGACTTGGATATGATTGAGTTGTTATCGGAGCTGGTCTATTTCCTATCACAGGTGGAGTACCTGGCAATGGTTGCGGACCTACTTGTCCAACTACAGAAGGTGAACTTAGTGTGGGGTTTACGCTACCAGCACCGTATATAGGATAGTATGTTTTGCTATTAGTAGGCAAGTTAGGTTGTACATTGTACAACGGCACCGTTAATGACTGATAGCTATTGGGGAATAGTTTCTTAGGATTTAATAAATCAGCTAACGATTCTAATCCTTTAGTTTTACAATTAAGAGGTATTAAAATATCTTCTAAGTCAACACCTACTATGATTAAGAATGCACCGTATACTTTTTGTTGCTGATTACTAGTAATTGGCACTGCATCATCAATTATATTTTGAACTTCTTCCGTAGATAGCCCACTAGACAACAACGCCAAAGTTAACGACGGAGTTATTGCATTGAACTCTCTTATCGTTTGCAACAATACAGATGGTAAACCAAATGTAGATATCTTACGCAAGTCGATAGCTTTGCCTAACGCAATCAAGTCTTCACCAAAAGGTCTCAATGCTAAGTTAACACCTGCAACGTCAGCACTTATCAAGTCATTCATGTTGCTGTATGTACCTTGCAAAAAGCCTTTTGAAGCTTCCATAGCAAACATTGCAGAGTTAGAATAATCTACAAAACTAGACCCTGTGATAAAGGATGAACAAAAATCTTTATAGAATACATATGGTGCAGTTTGTTCACCGTTCCAATTAAATTCATTCCAAGCTTGCAGTGCAATTAGTCGCACATAGCCCCATTGTGTAACACCGTTACTACTATTATACGGATTCCATGCCGCTCTCAACGCTGTATTTGGACTACCATTATTTGAAGGACCTGTCCAGTCGTATGTATATGGCTTACTATTCCCTAAACCAGGTATAGACACGCCATAAAAAATATTACCTTGTACTGTTGCTGTCCCTAAATCAAGAGATGACAGTACAGTGAACGATCCTATACTAGAAGTCTCTACTTGCCAATAGCCATTGTACCCTTGGGGGTCAGTGATGCTCGGTGATGTTACTCCACTTATTCTGATGAACGTACCTACCGGGAACTGCACAACTGTACCAGTACCATGAGTCACGGTGAAACGTTCAATAGTAGATGTAATGCCTACTGTTGCTATACTATTAACTGCTAAGCCAATACTTATCAAGTTATCATACACCGCATCAGTAACGACACCTCGGTTGTATGCATCGTTTATTGACCAAGTCAATAATCTAAGACAAGTGTTTTGAACTACTGTACCAAATGTATAGTCAGCATATGTTTTGCTTTGCCCCATGTGCGCAGCCGCAACTGGATTTATATTAAGACCTGTATTTTGTAATACAGATCCTAATACGTTTACACCTAAGGGACTTTGTTTACCTGAATCTGCCATAATTATTTACGGACAAAAAGTGTCAGTACTGCCTTCAGCTATGCTATGACCGCATGTATTACCTGAACCCACTCTTAACACAGGTGAGTTCTCTGCAAATACAGTAGGGCTACCATCAGTAGTCATAGCCGCACGATGAGGTGGGTGGGGTTTTCCCCAAGGCGCATGGGGAGTGATTTGACTAACGTGAAGACCTACTGGTATGCCATTAGCAAATACAGTACTAGCACCACGCATTATCCTACCACCTACTTGATTAGCATCCCCCAAGCGACTTAATTTTGCCATATTATCCTAAAATTAGTTTCTTATCTGGTACTTTGATACCAGTAGTTGCTTCTAAGTACTTCATCTTAACCGAATCGTCTGTAATACCAAGAATAGCAACGCTATTAGTATTTAGCTTAAATTCTTCCTTCGGATCAGCGGTAAATACACTAGGAATCATTTGCATACCCTGCTGTGTAGGTGCAATAGAAACTGGTTCTTCTAAAATAATCCAATCACCTCCTGCTTGCTTTACTTTAGCAATCAATTCTTCACCTGAATTGAGTTTGAAGGTATATACTTGACCTGGTTGTAGTGCTATTTGCATTAGTTACTTTCTGTTAATTTTTGTTTAAGTTCAGTGAACCCACCGATAAGTTCACCGTTCATAATGATTTGGGGAACTGTTCTTGCTGTTGGGATTGCTTCAAGCAATTCTTCTTTTGACCATCCGTCTCCAATTTTACGTTCTTCAAATTGGATACCTTTTTGATTTAACAATGCCTTTGCTTGATCGCAATAAGGGCAGTGATACTTACTCCATACAATTGTTGTCATTTTATTTTTCCTTCCAAAATCTTGGTCTTGTGTCAGTTGTGGCTGAGGGGTCTTTTCTTTTGTAGATAGTTATAGCTGGTCTAAAATTATTTACATTAACTACATCATGATACTTTTCACTACCTATATGCTTGTACCATTTTTTATACTGGTAGTTCACTGACTCAATGAAAGTCCCGTCATCTTCAAACCAACGTGTGATTCCAGGATGTTCCATGAGTACATAATTGTAACTGTAATCTCTCTTAAAGTCTAGATGACGATTTCCATAATCTGTGTGTTTCCATATTTGCACTTGAATAGTATCTTCTTCTGTAATTTCAGTGATGTTTTCATACACCCATTGCTTAAGATAATCCGGGGCATCGAACTGAAAAAACTGTGTGTCCGGATATTTTGCAAGTAGTGCTGATTCATTAGGATGATTGGAACAGAAATTTATTAATTCTATCTCCATTTCGTTTGGTAACGGTGGCCAAGTCAATTCAGAATAATTCATTATTAAATGTTAGGTAGTGAGTCATAGTCTAATGCGTCAGACATTACACCGATGACATAGTTAGTTGACTCAGTTTCTTGCAGTGCAGACTGCTTCTTACTTGTGTCAGAATGCTTGTTGAACCATGGAATAGGAGTAGTCTTGGGTGCAGTACTGTTGTAACGTATGCCAATCTCTTTCAATGCTCCGGCTGCTGTGTAGTCCACAAAGTCTTTTAATACAGTTGCGTTTAATCCAATAACAGGACCTAACTTAAACAAGTAGTCTGCCCACTCTTTTTCTTCTCGAATAACATCCATGTACAGTTGATACACTTCAGCTTCGCATTCTGCTTTAACAGCGGCAAATCTTGGATCTTCTTTAATTACTTGATTAATCAAGAATGCAGTCCAACCCTTGTGCAATAGTTCGTCTTGTAGAATCAAGCTAATGATGTTACCATTACCAATAAAGATTTTATTCTCAACCATTGCCAAACTTGTAGCAAAACTTACCATAAATCTAAATGCTTCTAGCGCATAACTCGCATTCAATGCCATCCAAATAGCTTTAATGTGTTCATGCTCAGTAACAACTTCACCAATCTCTTTACGGCAGTTGATACGGTGCAGTGTATCATAGTACAAACCTACACTTGATGCCATGCTAATGATTTCTGATGTGTCGTGGATAGTATTAAACACTTCCTTAGGCACGTTGTAGATGTTACGAATGATGTGACTGTAACTGCGGCTGTGAATGTTTGTTTCAAAGAAGCCCCAATTTAACATCAATGCTTCTAGTTCGGGAAGACTAACTACAGGTAAGAAAATCTGAGTAGGGCCACGGCCTTGCAAACTATCTAGTGCTGTTTGGCGTAAGACATTGCTAGTAAAGATATGTTTGACTGCATCGCTTGCATCTTTAAAGTCATTAGCATCTTTAGTAA